TGAGGTAATCGCTATCGTTACCATATTTTTGCCAGAACATGTTTCTATACATCGCCTCTTCTTTCGTGAGTGGAACATTATACCCACGCGCTCTCTCTACAATCATCCGAAACTCTTTAGGTGAAACATTCTTTTCTGCATACTTTTTTATGGTGTCAACCCAGTTAGTGCCCACCGCATCACTCATACCATCCTTTCTACGCCATAAAATTTCATCCGGAAGATACCCAATAAACAGGGATCGTAAAACATTCTTTTCAATGGAATGAATTTTCAAGTTTTGGTTTATACCCATACACGCATCGATGAACCGTTTATCTAAAAATGGTACAACCAAATCAAGGCCATGTGCACCGGCACATCTATCGGCTCTCAACCCATCAAACTGGTGAATAAGTTTTAGACGTCGCATATTCTCGTGTGCAAATTCAATAACACCGGGCGCTTTGTGAAAGTATAAATATCCACCCAATAGTTCATCAGCCCCTTCACCAGAAAATATATACCGACAATTGGTCTTTTCCTTGATATATTTACATAAAAGCCACATGGGTGTACTTGCACGTATAGTCGTCGTATCATATGTTTCGGTAGACTTGATCACGTTAGTAATAGTATCGATACCTTCTTGTGTCGTAAATGTAACCTCCGTATGATCCGTGTCAAGATATTCAGCCACCTTTCGAGCAGCTGCGAGATCAGGGCTACCGACAAGTCCAATCGAAAATGTTTTAATTTTACCTATTTTTTCAGTTGCGATAGAAGCGATCAGACTACTATCGAGACCACCGGATAAGAGAAACCCGATATCCCGCTCCGTATTATCAAGTCGTGTATGTACAGCGTCAATAAGTGTCTGTTTAAGGTTTTTTGTGGGAACGTGTCTACGTCCCGGGACTATATCCCAATAGGTATTGTAATAGCACGTGAAATCGTCGATATATGAATCGTATACATGCCCGGGTGGGAAAATGTGGATTTCAGTTTTCAGTGACAGTAAAGCCTTCGCTTCACTCGCGAATGCGATAGAGTTTACATCGTAACGCGTGTAGAACATGGGGCGTACACCCACCGGGTCACGTGCAGCAATCACACGGTCGCCGCTCGTATACACCATGGCAAAATCACCATTAATTTTATCAACTGTTTTCAGTATTCCATACTTCTCGATCATGGGTAACAAAACTTCACAATCACTCGTACCCTTTTCATCTCCCGTCCTAAATTCCTTGTGATTGTAGATTTCACCGTTACACACGAGCATACTTTTATTCTGTACGAATGGTTGCATACCCGCGTCTGTCAAGTCATTGATTGCTAGTCGATAAAAATCCATCCGACACTTACCTACTGTATTGGTCCTGTAATCATTAGGTCCTCGGTGCGTTAGGAGATTAGACGATATATCAACCTCACTACCAAATAAGGTAATTATCCCACACATATTACTATATCAATTGATTATTTTAAGCTGTATTAAAGTTAAGGAGTGTATATAATATAAATGGTTTCCATTATATACACTCCAACATTCACCATTTACAACACCGAAAAGAAGATTAAGAAAGATACAAAACATTGGCGTCAATATTCCACAAAAACATCCGAGAGACCGCGTATGAATTTGACCATGACCCCCCCACCAAAGACATTGACGCGAGACCGCGTTGTAGAATTGGAAATGGAAGTAGAAGAATATAAACGCGTTAATACTAAATTGAAACTACTCGTTGGATGGAACGTACGCGCGGCACATTCAGCCCTCAAAAGTTCGCAGGATATACTCGAAATAATCGAGAATCTAGATAAAAAAGAGGCGGTGGCCGAAACGAGGGAATCGATATTGGATTAATTGAGATGCTTTCTACACACAGCGCTATACATGTCACTCCCCCCTATAAGTTCAAGTTCCGTATTATTCACCATACGTTTCGTAAATGGTCCCGGGGTTCCATCTTTACATGTCATACACAACGCAGACAATTTTGTGACCTCCGACGCGAGTGGTATACACTCGATCAGCTCACCAAATTTTCTCTGAGACGAATCCCCATCAAGTCCCGCGACGATAACACTCTTGCCAATACACATAGAACATTCGATAAATCTTTTCAAATCGGGGAAGAATTGCGCTTCATCTATAGCTACTATATCAGCACTGTCATACTCCGTCTTGTTAATTAAATCGAATAGTTTTATAGTCTTGAAACATTCAAACGTTATATTATCATGTGATTTCAGGACTTCATCTGGGGATCTAGTATCCTTTGCAGAGTTTATCACTATTATTTTTTTTCCAATAACCTTCAATCGTTTGAGTCTCCGAATCATTTCAGAAGTTTTACCTGAAAACATATTCCCCATAATAATTGTGAGGACCATCGACGTTCTATTTAAAATAAAGTTTTTTTATAATGAATTTGAACACATATATTAATTATCTAAGTATCAGATAGATGAAGGTTCACATTGTCGGTGCCGGACCTACAGGTATGTCCATCGCATGGGAACTAAAAAAATATACTGATCATGAAGTCGTAGTGTACGATAAAAAGACTTCCGCGGGTGGATCGTGGTGGGAGCCTTCAGTGACTTCACGCGATCTACACGCACACAGGATAGTATTCGATAGAGCATTCATCAATACGAATAGTTTATTCAGGGAGATGGGAATTAAATGGGATACTATATTTCAAAAGACAGACTCGAGTAGTGGACCCGTTATAAGTAAGTATCTCTCAACGGGAGACTATCTCACACTTTCGTCGCTTGCCATTAGAGTATTAGCAATGCCATGGAAGTATAAGAAAGTGTCACTCAAGGATGCGATCGGTGCGTTATCTGAAAATGGTCAAAAGTTGATGGAAGCTATACCACTCGTGATAGATGGAGTACCATGGGATGTCATGACAGCGTATGAATTTGTTAAAAGTTTTGATCACGTCGGTCTTTCCAAAGCTTACACACAAAAGGTTTCAGGTAAAGTCATGGGTGACGCAATGCATGAAGCCCTAGTCGAGAAGGATGTTCAATTTAATTTTGGAAATGAGCTAAAGGATGTCATCTACCGCGAGAATGGATTTACAGCACATTTTGAAAACGGTGAAATTATCGAAGACGGATTACTCGTATTGTGTCTCGATAATAGCCCGGCTATAAAGTTTGTGAAAGATAATTGGGGGAGTGACGCGGTGGATAAGATAAGTCCGAGTACATACGGTGCTATAAACGTTATATTAGAATACGAAGAGGAAATATCTATCGCGAGTGATTTACAGTATATAATAGATACGGAATTACACATTCAACCCGTCGTTCTTTCAGATAAAAAGACTATTTCGTGTGTCATATGCGATTTAACCGACGAGATCATTCATATGGATGAAGATACGCTCATAACAAAAGTTATAGAGCAACTCGATATTGTCAAACCATCAAAAGTGCGTATCGGTTGGGGTGCTGAGTGGAATGGCACTAAATGGGTATTTGACCAGTCATCTGGTGTGTTGAACCCCAGGGGTCATCTCCCCTTCTTCGGGGTATCTAAAACAGTTGCCATGTGTGGTATGATGTCATATAGAAAGACCCCATATTCCAGTATGGAAGGTGCCATCGAAGTGGGGCGAAGGTTTTGTAACAAAAAGTTTGGTACGCGTAAACCATCACGACCTTTCATGGTCACCGATATACTTTTGTTATTCGTAGTATTACTCATCGCCACTTTAAATAGGAAACGTATATACAAAATGTTTAATGGTAAATAATTATATCATACATAAATAGATCAACATGATTCCTAAAATCGTGTACACTTTCTGGGATGGTGAGATGGATGTATATGAACGGGCCTGTCTCCAGAACCTAAGGGATACAAACCCGGATTTCGATGTGGTACTTCTTTCATCGGACAATGTCGAAAACAAACCCATAAATTACGACGAATTGTCTAGACAAGCAAAGTCGGATTGGGCACGAGTTGAAGCGGTGGAGAGAACCGGGGGGGTTTGGATTGACATGGCGTGTATCATGCTTAAACCGATCGAAGCGTGGGTGGATTTCGATTCGGATATGTTTCACGGGTTTGAAGTGCCGTTTGCTTGTCCAGTTATAGAGAGTTGGGCGTTCGCAGCACCCATGGATTGTCCGATCGTGAGACAGTGGAAAAGTGAGCTTAAACGTGCGGTCGAGAGAGGCTTTGAGACATACAATCGTGAAAACGATATTCCGTCATGCCTGGAGGATCGCCTTCCGTATCTCACGGTTCATCAGGCGCTACATGTCGCCTGGCATAAAATACCAGATAAAAAACATAATATTCGGCGTTCCACTGATGAGGGTATGCCTTATCACATTATATCCAAACATAAATGGAACTATGTACATTTTGTTGATGAACTAACAAGGGAGTCACACTTGGATGATATATTCATAAAAGTCAACGGGAATATGAGAAAGGCTATAAAAATTGCGGGTGTCAGGGAAATGAACGCACACGAAAAATCACATAAAGACAGGTATTCCCACGTCGAGCGAGTTCTGAATATTCGTATCGGTCGGGATTGGAACACGTGGATAATATTGTTCGTGGTTCTTATATTATTGATCATCGGCACTTTAAATAGGAAACGTATACACAAAATGTTTAATGGTAAATAATTATATTATATATAACATGTATAAATACCTATTCATTATCCTATTACTAATTCTAGTCAGTGTTTTGCTTTTGAGATTTTCGTCTGCTCTTAATAAAAAAGATGATTCTTCCACCGGTCAGACTGGACCTGGTCCGGAAACCCCAAACACTCTAGAGGGTGATGTCATCGTTATCACAGACGAGGGTTCCACAATTGAGACCCAGACTTCAGGAACAGAAACCTATATTGATATGCCTAGGCAGATCAGATGTCGTGCGAGAGATACTGACCCAAGTTGGTGTGGTGATATTACTCCATCAACAGAAATGAATTACGTGTTTGACCCAGTGGGTGGTAGTATTACGGATATAGGGGGTTTTGAGACTTCGTGGGACGCGGATACGAACCTGTGTGCGGATGGAACACAAAACTGTATCTACGAAGAGAAGTTTGATGAGAACCGCAGATTGATCGGTATTACAAATGCACAGGGTGATGATTTCATTCAAAAATTTATCGATGATATATATTCAGGGGCGATAGACTTCAATGTAACCAGAACTGTGAACGGTGACGGTGAGTCTCAAAATCTTAAAGAACTCTTACAAAAGATGGTTACTTTTGATCCAACTACCGGAAAATTAACCATGAGCGTACCGAATAGAACACCTCCAACTGTTGAAATAATTCCAGGTAATCCCACGAGGGGTGAAGGGGATATTGATGGTAAAATGAAAATGACAGTTGGTCAAATGGTCATGTTCATCATATTCTACTATTACTCTAACGACCTCCCCAAACCAACAATTAAATTAAATCTCACTTCTCAGGAGACTCTCGGTGATGTCTTCCAGATACTAAGAGAGGAGAGAGCGGCTGCGGCTGAGGCCATAGATCTTCCGGTGAGTGGGCCCGAACTGTCCAGTGCTTAAATTATTCACATTTCAATTTATACTCCAATAGATCCCTGTACGCAGCTTCATCAACTACTGCATCCATCTCTTGAGTTCACGTACAAAATCAACGAAACCAAATACAGCGATACTCCCACAAAATACAGTCGCCCTAATGCCTATATCCATATACATTCACTGTATATTATTTTAACTTTGATATAGTGTATAGGGCTAACAATGTATGCACGACATAGTAAATAATATTATAATCGTCTATCGATAACCTCTGTTTAATTTGAAAAACTGAAAATATATCGTATAATTGTCTGTTCTCATCTAAGCCACATTCTTTATTGTATATGGGCATAAGAAAACATCCCTGCTCTTTATTCGGGTTAAATATTCCCTGTAGAACCAAACCGATAGCGCTAAATAAAAGAATCGACAAAATACGTGTATCGTTGAATATAAATGGACCGAGATAAATGAAAACAGTCGTGATATTGTGAAGATAGTGTAAGATGTTATGCTTCAGGGGTACTTCCTTTTTACATGGATAGTGATACTTATCTAACATGTAAAAAATCAAACCCAATAAACATAAAAGTACAACTTTGTTCATCGTTCCTGGATTACGCGGATATTTTTATCTTCAATCGAATCAAACTCCTTCATTGACAGTATGAAGTTTGAATTTAAATTTTCTTCCATGTGACTGACAGATTTAACAGCGACCGCCGCACCTGTATTTAAAACCCAACTCAATACAATCGTACTCGGTGTACAATTTCGCTCTTTTGCGATCGTGGTAATATGTTGATCGGATAGAGCCTCTTTACACATCGGACTATACGCCATGACATTGATCATATTTTTGTTACAGTACTCATATAATTCTTTTTGTTGAAAATGTGGATGGACTTCAATCTGATTCATCGCCGGTTTTAAATGTTTTATTTTTTCAAGGTGTTCGATTTTAAAATTAGAAACACCTACATTTCTACATAAAGTTTCTTCGAGTTCCTTCATTTTCGTGAATACGGTGAGAACATCTGCATCGTATCGATCTCCACCCTTATACACGACCGGCCAGTGTACGAGATACATGTCTAAATATCCAATCTGAAGTGTATCTATACTTGTTTGACACGCACTTTCCACGTCATCGTGTTGATCATTCCATAATTTCCCAATGATAAATAAATCTTTCCTCGTACACACTCCTTCGTCGATACACCGTTTAATTTCGTTACCGATCATGGCTTCATTTCCGTAGAAGTGTGCGCAGTCGATAGTTCTGTATCCACATTTGATAGCATTATATACATCATTTTCATGTACATCATACGTTCCATACGCAATTTTATGCATTTCAGTTTTATTGGGAAATATCATGCGATCGATGCATGTATTGTTTAAGCCATAACATAATGCGTCGGTTTCGACTCCAATTGTATCGTCTACTAGATTTTCCCCAAATGAAAAATGAATCTGGTTATTTTTAACACTCTTATCATTATACATAAATTCAAACATTTCACTCAAGGTGAATGTATTACCACACCGAAACATTTTGGGTAGATGAAAGGTATCCGAATATTGTTTATGTAGTTTGATAAGTGTATCATCGTGAATACCCAAAACGTGTCCAACATGAGAAGCACCTATCATCCCCACGTTTACAGCTTCCCCGTGATAATATTCATCTTTTGACACGTACTCGAGTGCGTGCGCATATTGATGACCGTACATGAGAATCGGGTGTTGTTCCCATGGATCACTTCGTACGTGTTCGATTTTAGCTTCAATCGTTTTCATCACATTGGAAAACATGTCATCATCCGAGAGCGTAAAATTTTCACACACCGCGTGTTTAATAATTTCCGCATACCCATCCCATATAAACCGCTCGTCTAACGTTTTCAGGAAGTCATAGTAAATATAAATATTCGACGGTACTTTGTAGCACCCGATTTGATTTTTTCCGTGTTCTGTATTTAGTGCCTGTTTATAAGATATACACGCATCCGTCATGGCGAGCAATGTTGTCGGAAAACTTACAAATTCCACACCTCTCTTATACGTACCCGCAATAAACCCAGCCAAGTTACTTACAGAACCGCCACCAACAGATACGACGACTACGTGTGTATCCATTTTATTTTTCCCCATCTCATCTATAAACTTTGAATAATATGTAAGGTTCTTGTATTCATCTTTGGCTTCGACCTCGAACACAATTCCATCGATTACCGGAAGCCCATATAGTCGCTTAATATTCGTATCAACGAACAATACAACACGGGATTTAATCTGCTCGATTGCACTTTTCCAATCATAGATGGTTTCAATAGTACATACATTTTCAACTCTTCTATTAATTAAAATCCTCATCTACTGTATATGAATATACTTTTATTTATTTTAATGATCATTCACGCGGTGTGGATCATCGGATTCCAGACATTCGGTTTATTCGTGTTACCGAAGAAACTATATTACGTGTATCCACTCGCATGTGCACTCGTGAGTCTACACTGGGTTATTTTCGATAATAAATGTATACTATCCGTTCTCGAAAACAAGGTTTCTGAAGATAAAAACAGTAATGACGACACGTTTGTATACAACGCGATACGCGACAAACTAGGTGTTCCCATATATACACAAAAAAGATTCCAGCACGCGATGATGACAGCGAGCTTTATGTATGTCGCATATATATACAGAAAAAATCCTAAAATTCTAGCACTGTGTCTCATGTGTTTATATTTAAATAGATGGGAAGTGTGGTCTAAAAATTTTCTATAGATGTAGTATGAGCGATTGTTATTATACGAAATCGTATACAATCGACAATGGGAATTATGATGGAGTTGTAGAGTGTACCTATGTGCTTCTCATGGAAAATTCAGAAAGAGAAGAACGAATCATACGACAGATTGAAGAAGCTCAAATTACTAGTCAAGTTGTACTCCAGTATAATAAGGGATACAAAAAGTGTGAAAAATATTTACGAGTGAATAAACCAAATTACGATCTCGTAGATGCGTTGAAGAATGTTTTCAAACACGCACTCGAACAGGGATATTCCAGAATTATAGTACTCGAAGACGACTGTCAATTTGACGAACGTATCAGGGACCCTGTCGTCGTGAATGATTTACGTACATTCTTAAAAAAACGTGACCCACAAATATACAACTTGGGTACAACTCTATCGTTAACGTCACCACTCGACATTCTCCTCCACAAGAGGAATCAGCGTTTATTATATACCACATGCGCACACGCCGTGATTTATAACAAGACATACATGAAAAACGCACTAACACGCGAATTTATGATGAGTCATACAGATTTCGAGATGAATAGAGTATGGTCCAAGTATACATATACATACCCATTGGCCTATCAGTTGTTAGAAGAAACGGACAACAAGCGAGAGGGTTGGGGTTATGTAGCATTCATAGCCGATATTCTATTTAAACCTTTAAAGTTGGATACACAAGTACAACCTGGGTTTGACCGTCTCAAACTCACATTTGACTACGTGAGTATCATGTTATTCTTATTATTGTTATTCTATATAATACGAATTAAAAATTATATCAGGTAAATATAAGATGCCTCTCAGCGATGCAGCCATCACCAAGAAGGTTGGACAGTTGCGTAGAACCGAAGGTAAGATATACGCACCCCTCAAATATTTCAGGGGGATTGATACTCTCACAGGGGTTGAGACACGTTATAAGAAAATGCTCAAACGGGACTACACCAAGTTCCGAACGGACAAGGGACAGGTTACAAAAACTTCCTCCTACACCCAAAAATTTAGGAAGATGTATCCGGGAGCTAAATCCCTCCCTGAAATTGCTAAGGCTACTAAGATTCCTCTGAGGACTGTCCAAACAATCTACAATAGGGGACTCGCTGCGTGGAGAACCGGGCATCGTCCGGGAGCCTCTCCACAAGCGTGGGGGTATGCTAGGGTGCATAGTTTCGCCACTAAGGGGAAGACCTACTACACGGCGGATGCTGACCTTCGGGGGTGATATTAGTTGGTAGAAATTGCACACTGATAATGGAAATCTTCAACCAGATTTTCGATTTTCGATTTTCGGAGCCCTGGTCGTTTTTCCGGTTTACGTCGCTCCCTATCCTCTACATCCGCCCATTCGCTATTGAAAAATACATCCCTCGCATCACGAATTATGATTATTGGACCCCAATCTAGTTCGGACCATTCTCTCATCAACATATCCTCGAACTTTCTCTGTATGAATCTCGGGGACTTTTCAAATTTCCATCCATTAACGCGAACTGAAAGCTGTCCCTTGTGGTCTATAATAGATTCAATAGCTCCTATTACGGGATAACATTCCTCGTACTCTTTGGAGTTTATGATTTCTTGTTTCATACAATCGATGCGTTCCCGACACCCATTGTAAGAACCTGCTGTAAATTCTGACATGTGTATTTTACATGAAGGACAACACTTCCCCCCTCTCATACAATACACATATTCTGAATTACGTCTCTCAATACGTAGTCTTGTGCGTTTTTTCTCGAGTGTTCCTTCGATAAGTGCTCCCCTCTCATGTAATTCTTCTACTATCTGTAAAAGGTTCATTGAATCTATGTCCAAATCATATTCTACATCTTTTGTTAGTTTTGTACCGTTTTCGGTATCCTTCAGAAACTTATTTGCGTCAATTTCGAACCACGGTTCCGGTGTTTCACGAGTAGTTTTATGGGTGTCACAAATTTCAAACACGTATTTGAGTGTTCCGTTGTTTATAACAGCTACATCAACAATACATTTATCATTAACTCGGTACTCAACCACGACTTCATCACCTTCTTCATATTCGAGTTTTTCTTCAAAATTACATCCACTGGGACATGACCGCACAATCTTTTTTATTTTTCCCTTACTTAATAAATCGGCGATGATATATTTCGTCATCTTATGAATTGCGCCTTCACCTGGATGGTCGTAGAACTTACAATCTCGTTCACCTGGTTTATGGGCAAAATGATGTTTTTTGATATCACCCTTTCGTATGATAACAGATGCTTCACACTGCGGACATATATAATCTAGACCCTTTTCAGCATTACAAGGTAAACAATATTCATCACCAAGTAAAGCACCAAGTGGGAACTTCCTCATCTAAAGTTTAAACTGTGATTATCTTTATATGATTTCTTTATCCCGGTATGAGAGTATCAACGTCATCACGCGCGTTCGTACATACACAAATCCAATACAAAGACGTCAACCCAAAAAACGCAATCGGAATACTGATCATTAGTATTAATTTACAATTTTAAATCCAATGATCAGTATATGATTTATAGAACTTAAGTCGCAGAAAGTTATATCTTTTTTCATCTAAAAACATGCAAACCAACAACATGCAACACGTCGAATTCCCCATCCCCGATAAGGGTACCCCCCCCACGTTCAGTTACCTAAAGAACTTTGGGGACGGAAGCTGGAAACTACATGCAATCCAGCGAAACGACACCACATGGAAACCCGAGGAATACCGCAAGACCATCCAGAGTATTTTTTCGAACATATTAATCTCACCTTTCGTGGGTTCTCTTCAGCCGGATGGTGTAACGACCCACCTCCTTGACGGTTCGCATCGCACCCTCGCGATGCAGCGTTTCGTCAACAACGAGTTCGAGGTCTGTGCGCCGAGCACGAATCAACCGTCCTTCTACAAGGATTTACCTGAAGTGGACAGGAAGATCTTCGACGACCGTAGGCCTCTTCACACCTTTGTATATGAGAACCTCTCGAAGGCTCAAGAAGAACTGGTGTTCTTTCGTCTCAACATCGGGCTCCCACTTTCCGCTGGTGAAGCTGTCCGGGCGTTCCACACGATTCCCATTTGCGTTCTCGCCTCTGAACTCTCTGCGAAGTTTGATTCGATCATTCAGGATTCGATTTGTCGAGCTATCACGAAGAAGAATGAACGCCACGACGCAACCTCGTGGATGCTCCTGATTCTTCAGAATTTCCATACAGGCAAGGTTATACTTGGGGAAAACCCCGGTCCTTCGAAGCAGATTGAGAATCTCGAACGTTGTGAGCAATACAGGGACGCGACGATCGTTCAAGAGAAATTGACGAATCAGGTGGCGTTTCTCATGGATGTCATCAAGAATAGACCCATCAAAAATAAGCTTCCTTCGTACGTACTTCCCACGGTACAAGGTATTATGATGCGATACCCTATGGTGAGTACTGATAAGATAAGAACCTTTCTGTCTGACGTGTTCGAGAAGTTGTTGCCGACCAACCCACTTGTTGAAGAATGGAACCATCAGGCGCGTGGCAAACAAAGTAACCCCGCACTGCCGACAAGTTGCGAAAAGCGTGTGGAGATATTCGGTAAATGGTTGGTTAAATTGTTATAAGAAAGTAAATTATGAGCTTAAGTCGCGTCGCGATATATAAATATCCAAGAATGTCATTCCCCCGCTCAATTGAAGACATTCATAAAACGATCATCCCTCGCATTCGCACTCGAATGCCTTGGGATCGAATTGTAACCCGGGGTGGTCGGACTCAAGCAGCTGAAAGTGAGTACATCTATCACCTCAGACAGGCGATCATTGATGAAGGTGGCTCAATCACCGAGTATACCGGGACGCAGCAGTCGAGGGATATTCGTGGTGTTAAGTATCCGGGCATTGACGATCTCTTTGATTACGAAGGTAAGAAGATAAATGGTAGATCTGGCAACTTCTGTCTGAATGATACTCTTCCGAAAGGAGATAACGTCTATTACATCTTTCTTCGAGTCGGCGGACAATCAGTTGACATCTGTAAAGCGAATGAGCTTACAAATGATGAGCATGTAACACCTGAACAGTATTCCACCGTACTAGATGAATTGAGTGATTGTGTAGAGCGATTACGTTCTAAGGGTAATTCCGCTGATGTCTCCAACTTCCAAGAACTGTTCCGCATGACGGTGAAGCTCTTGGAGATCGCAGTGAAGTCGGGGATGATGTCACTCTACGACTACGGTCAATTATTCAAATTTGCAACGACGTTTGGATTTTTCAAGTCCAGACCTCGTCCCAACTGGTTCCTATCTAGTAATGCTATCAAAGAGAGATTGACTCAACAATCTTCTGAATCAGAGGTGGAGGAACAGCGTTCCCCAACTGAACAACCCGATCCTTTGGTGACCCCTCCATTATATAGTCCTTTGGAAACCCCTGTATCTGTTTGAGTTCATCCACTGTATACGGTCGTAAGTAATACTTATTTCCAACCTTTTGAGCCACGAATAGACGGGGTTGGTGATCGTACGTAGATATTATAGTTTTGCTAGGCATTTTAATATCAACAATTTCACAATGAATCGCTGAAACTCTCTTACCAAACGAAAATCCATATTCACCAACTTGCTTTCCATTATATTCTAGGTTTCGTTGTTTACATCTATCTATGAGATATGGGTGAACTACCCCACATGGCTCACCCTTCCCAATCAAAATACTATCCTCATCAACTCCCGCCTTATCGATCAAATCCTTTGGAACTTCGATCGTTCCATCCATACTGAATTCAAGAATGTTCTTGAGGGAAACATCCACATCGACTTCATCCGGCCATTTGTGTACATATGCGGGGTCTTTCCATCCGACAATAATCAAACGCTCACGTTTCTGAGGTACTCCATACTTCACAATCGGGAACAATTTATGTTCACACGTGTACCCAATATCCTTGAAAGCCTGTTCAATGACATCAATGAAATTTTCACCCGTACTCGTTTTTCGTGAAAGTAGACCCTTTACATTTTCACCTATGATAAATTCAGGCTCGATACACTTGGTTGCGCGGACAAAATCAAGATACAATTG